TGGTAGGGTAGAACCACTAACCGCAATTGAATTAAAGTTAGCCGACCCACCTTTTTCACTCACCGCCTTTTTAAGTGCTTGTGCTTGTTGTGTTCCACTAATAGGGTCAAAGCGTTCATCATTCATAAAAAGAACTCCAGCTGGACCACCATTCTGGAAAGAAGCAACCGCTGCAGTCTTCGCTTCGTTTGAACGAGTCAAGTTTTTCGCAGCAGCCATCAATGGTGATTGACCATATAGTTGATTCCCAGTTGTATTCCATTGTGGATTAAAGTATTTGTCTTGTAATATTTCTTGTTTAGTAAAGTTCCAAAGTGGACCATAATTCAATTGATACCCAGCAATAGTTGGAGGGAAGTTTTGAATGTCCGCTAACACATACATATATTGCGAAGGCAAAACGTACATTTCATAAGGTTTGCCGTTGTTGTTACCACCTTCAATCATCTTTGCGTAAATGAAAGAATTACCTGTGATTAACTTAAACGCACACCACGCTTCTACAAAATCGCCAAAAGTATCTTCACCATTTGGATATTTTAATAACTCGTTTAATCTTGCATCGCCTGTATATAATTCAAATGCTTTCTTATGTAGCTTTTCAATGTCTTTCCAGTTCTCAATCTTATCTGGTTGGCTCATTAACGCTTTATACTTCTTTGCGGAAGTTTCATCTACTACTTTGTAAACGTGGAATGGTGCAAGTTTTGCTTTATCCGTAATTAATTTTACGATTGAATAAACTATATCATTTGCCGAATAACCATCACGAACAAAGCTAATATTATCGCCACCTTGCCAAGTTATTATTCCTTGTTGTATTGCTACTTGTCCGTTAAAAGGAATTTGTGGTAAAACAGTTGATAGTTTTTGTCTTTTAGTAAAAAAGTCAAGTAATCCCATTATATATGAATTTTAACAAAGTTAGACAATTTATCCTAAAATACCGACACCTCAAATTTAGGCTTGGTTAAATGCGTAAATACGGCATACCTACAAGCATCCATCAAGTCATCGTTTGCCTTTACAGGTTCTTCTATTACGTTATCGTTTTTATCCTTTTTCCATTTGTAAGACATAAACTCCCTTCTTAGGTTTTTGCTATTGTAGTGCAAGTTTATTGGATAAGATTTCATCTTTACTATTCCTGCCCATACATCCTTTTGCGCTGGTTTAATGTTAAAGCCTTGTCGGTAAAGTTCCTCAATAGATTTAGGCTCGGCAGCATCCGCATAGATAGTAGCTCGTTCTGGTAGCTTTTCTTTAATCAATCTTGATAGGTCGCTAAGAGTTAATCCGCTTTGATAAACTATTTCCTCAAAGTAGTTTTGTCCTTCATAATGCGTAACCTTTATAAGTGCAGCTGGGTGAACATAACCAAAGTCCAATCCATAGAATACATCCCCATCTGGTGCTTCATCGTATTGTTTCCATTGAGTGTAAATGATTTCTTTTGCAGAGCCTCGTTCTCCTAATCCGTAAACCTTCCACATAAAGTCATCTGGCAAATCTTTGTATTGCTCAATGTTTCTTATTTGGCTTTCACTTAGATTAGTTATGTTGTTTAGGTAGGTAGAATGGATACGTTTGTTCATTGGATTGTCGGCTACCTCATAAACCCAAGAAATAAAGTCGGCTGGATTCCAGTCTAAGAATGCTTGTCCAGTTGTACGAATCAAAAGCTGGTCAAACAAAGCCTTGCTAATAAGGTTTGCTTCATTTACGAATAGTATATCCCTTGCTGGTCCTTTTGCTTTATCTGGGTCTTCTAATCCGAATAACTCAATATAAGAGCCGTTCTTAAATGTATAAATAAAATCCGTGTATCTAAAATCCTTTTCATCCCAAATATTCCATTGCTCTAATATATTTTTGAAATCCCTATAAACTCCACGCTTGATATGTGGTAGTGAATGAGAAACGCACGAAATTCTTGTATTAGGCTTGGTTAAAGCAATGTGAATCAGTAACTGAACAACCGAATAGCTTTTACTTGATCTTGACCCACCTTCATTGCATATTATCGGATACCCATCCTCGTATGCCTTTTTATTAGCATAAAAAACAGGAGTAGCCTTAATCTTTAATTGGTTGACAATCTGCATCTGGTTCTATTGTGATTTGCACATTACCCTTTATGTCAGCGGTTATGTCTGTTGTTTGTTTAGGTCTGCCTTCTAATCTATCTAAAAGGATTTCATAAGCCTTTAAATCGCCCTTTCTCGCCTTAGCTATAATCTGCATATCTAATTGCTCGGCTATGCTAAACTCTTCTTCTTCTCCTGTAACTGGGTTGCGTACCTTAGTAACCAACTCCAATAAACGCAAAAGCCTTGTCTTGCTATTAGGAACACCTTTAGGTCTTCCATTAGGGTTTCCGCTTACCCCTTTAGTAAATTGTGTGTCTGTATTTGGAAATGCCATAAGTTACCTGTTTTTTACCTGTATTACAAAATTACCCCATTCTTCTTGATAACCAATGTTGGGTCAAGTTTTTGCATCCTATCTATAATTACTTGGCAGTACTTTGGGTCAAGTTCTGTTCCGTAACATTTGCGACCTAATTGATGCGCTGCTACCATTGTTGTTCCACTACCCAAGAATCCATCAGCTACCAAGTCTCCTGTTTTAGAACTGTTTGTTATTTGATAAGCGATTAGTTCTACAGGCTTCATTGTAGGATGCTCTGCGTTTCTACTTGGTCGATTAAATTCTAATATTGTTGTTTGTTTCCTGTCTGAATACCAACTATGAGATGCACCTTCCTTCCATCCGTATAAACAAGGTTCGTGTCTCCATTGGTAGTCTTGTCTACCCATAACCATAGATTGCTTTACCCATATTAAGCATTGCTTTACCATTATTCCAGAATCTGCCATTGCTCTTCTAAAGTTTGCTCCTTCGCTATCAGCGTGCCAAACATACCAAGAACCTCCAGCTTTTGTATATGAACCAAGAGCCGTATAAAAATCGTACAAGAATTGGTAAAAGTCGCCATCCTTCATGCTATCATTTTGAATAGTTAGGGCATCTTTGGTCTTTCCTGTGTAAGCTACGTTGTAAGGAGGGTCAGTAACTACCATATCTGCGTACTCCGAGCCGAATATTTTACCCCAATTGTCCGTTTCGGTAGATGAGCCGCATAAAAGTTTATGTTGCCCTATTTCAAAGATATCGCCTAAAACAATATCGGTTTCACTACCACCCACAGGCACGTCAAAGTCATCTTCGGATGCATCTGCGTTTTTTATAGCAAAGTCTGGTATATCCAAACCCCAATCGGTTAATTGTTCCACATCCCAATTATTAGCTAAGTCATCCCAATCCCACTCTCCGTATCCTACATTGTCCTTTACTATAAATTCCTTCTTTTGTTCTTCAGTTAGTTCTTTAGCTTGTTTTACAGGTACGTCTTTAAGCCCAGCTTCAATACAAGCCTTTAGCCTCATATTGCCACCTAAAACAATATTGTTTTCATCTATTACTATTGGTCTAAGTTCAAGCATCTGTGGAAAGTCTTGGATTGACTTAACCAGCTTCTTAAACTTGTCATCCTTAATAATTCTTGGGTTACTTGGGTTAGATTTGATTTCGTTGATGTTCATTATCTGTTTTTAGTTGGTGTTCGTATTGAAATAATACTATCTGCTTTCTTTTCTAAATTGTCATATCCTACCCATTTGCCACACTTAGTACATTCAAATTGGGTTTCTTTTATCTTACCGAACCAAAGATAGCCTTCGGTAACTGAACCGCATTTACAATTATATAGCTTCTTTCCGAATGTGTCTTTCATAGTTTAGTTTTAAAAAGCACCCAAGATTTTACTCATAAGAAGGGCAAAGTCCTTTTTGTCTTATCCTATTAGCGTAGGTTGGGTGTTTAAATATTATCTGCCTTGTTTACGATATGGTTTTACTGGCTTATCCTTTGGACCAGATGTCTTTTTGTACTTGCCACACTTTCTTTTGCCAAAGCTGACTTTGTTATTGCTGCTTACTTTCGCCATATTTATTTATTAAATCTGCCATAAAATCAAATCTTTGTTCTTGTGTTTCGCCAAATACATAGTGCGTAGTTCCATCAATTTCAAAAACATAGCAAGGATAACCAGCTATTTCTTGTTCTTTGCACGTTTCAAATATGTTACTTGTATCTGTCAATTAATTCGTTTAATTCAGTTCTTGTCCATTTCTTTAGCCTATTGTTAACCGCCTCAAACTCCAACTCCTTCACCGCTTTTTCACCAATCCTTTCTACAAGTCCTATTCGGTACATTGCTTGGTTTCCGTGTTTATACATATTGCACCCAGCACATTGCAAGTGTATATTCCATTCGTTGAACCTTAAAGCTGAATAACCTTTAACAGTAAAGTAATGTCCAGCTTGATTACCATTGTAGCTTCCGCAACTAATACAAGGCAATCCTTCATCTCGTTTCCTTATGTAAGCATTAACTACCTTTTGGGTCTTTTCTAACAACTTTGGCAAAGGTATCAATGGCATAAAGCAAAATTAGGGTTACTTTTTCAATCTAACAACACAAAGTCGGTCATTGTGTTTGTATCGTTTTTTGTTAATTGGGTTCATATAGGTCATTATCGTTTTATAGTCAGTACCTAAAAACCTAATCGCCTTTGCTATTGACCTAAACCATATCTCCTCTTTTGTATCTAAATAAATTAATTTAACCTCAATGTTATTGTCTATTCCTGTCATCTCAATAATCGTTTTATTTCAAAGTATAAATGTGCCGTTAAATAAATCATACAAGCTAAAGGAACACTGATAATCGTAAACTTTAGCAATTCGTAAATAAATGTTAATTGTTTCATAAGTTATCAAGCATATCCTTTACATCTTTAGGTAA